CGAGTTTTTAAGTTTTGACTACGTAGGGGCTACAGACAATCTCAAGTCTGCCTACGTCCGTGCTGCCCTCGAAGTTCTTATCGATCGCGCTTGGGACCTCACAGATGATGAGGTAAGGTGTCTGCGCGTTCTCGGGGAGCTTCGGTTCTCCGAGGATGGGCCATCGGCAACGGTCGGGCAGCCTATGGGAAGCGTGATGAGCTTCCCACTGCTATGTCTTTTCAATAAGACCGTCGTCGATCTAGCACTTGCCGATCAGCTCGAGCGTGGTGAAATTACTTGGAAGGAGTTCCAAGCACATCGCTGTCTCATCAACGGCGATGATCTTCTCCTGCGTGAGGTACATTCGTCCTGCGAATCTACGTACCTTGGGATACAGGACCACGGCTCTGCTGTGGGCTTCCTCGTGAACAAGGAAAAGTCAATGCGTGACAAAAGAAAAGCAGAGATTAACTCGACTCTGTTTAAGGATGGTGTAAAGGAGAAGAAATCGAACATAAGTGCACTTTTTATGGTGCCTGACAATCGGGATGTTCTCGGATTTGCAAACGAGAGCGCTAGGACCGATGAAGGCTTCAAGAGGCTCGTTCGCGCTAATGCTAGGCTGCTAGCATTGCAGGAGGTTAAGGGTCTAGACAAGCTCCCTTATCAGCGTCAAGCGATCTGTCGCAAGGATCGTAAGATAAGAAAAGCCCTCCTGAGCGAGCCAACTGTCCCGCGAGTGCCCGACGGACGAAACTACTTTAACCTTGAAGACAAACCGCGGGGTTTTGCCCTCTCACGGGAAAAGCAAGTGATCGTAATAAATGAGCGAGTAAAGAAAGTTCGAGAGGCAGCTCTCGAGCGAGTAAAGAAAGACATAAGGAGTGATAGGGCTAAGCGCTTTATCCGACCCTCCGGCCGCTCTTGGCGGTCGTTATTACGCGAGTCGAAAACCACGCCGGCTGAGGATAAGATCCTTTGCTGTCTTGCCGATGCGTGGCGAGCGGAAGAAAAAGACGCCCTGGTGAAGAGCGACGATATGGCAATCGTCGATCGAGGAGTGATCCCACCGAGTGATCTCCCTATAGGTTTTGCGCTTATAGACTTCATCAGGTCCCGAAAGGGAGAATCAAGCCGTTGTGCGGAACCTATTCAGTGCAGGATGGAGATCGTTTGCGATGAAATCGAGGATTGGGGTGACCCTCTTCTCGACGGATTCGTTTTCGGTATCTATAACTGACCGCTCAACGGCCTCTGAGCCCCTACCCGCTGGAGCGCGGGAGTGACTCACACTACGGT